GTTTCATACTGAACACGTCCAGCACGACCACCAGTACCTTCTGTTCTAATATTCCAACCAGCATGTGTAACACCTCTATTCTTTGCACCACCAACAACTACAACTGCTGTTGCTGTCTGACCAGTGATCGAGTGACCAGCTTGGGCAGTTGCTGCAGCGGATGTCAAGTTAATAGCAGGACCACCAGATGTAGTAGCTAATTGGATTGCTGTTGAGTTAGCAGTGATTACAAAGTATTGGGTTCCGCTAGCAAGACCACCAATAGCTGTATTAGCGGCTGCAACAGTGTAAGTTACGATGTCATTATTAACAAAGAATGCTCTGTTAGAACCTAATGATATAAAACCATTTACTGTTGAGTTACCAACTGTGACTGCTGATGTATTACCTGCAAATGTCTGCGCAGCTGGAGCAGCAATAGAAGCGATTGGAGAAGCAGTGTAGCCTGTTCCGTTAGCTGTTACTGTAAATGCTGTGATTCTACCAGTTGCATCAGCAGTTGTATTAGCAGCCGCATCGGCACCAGTGTTATTTCCTGAGAATGTAACAGCTGCATTACCACTATATCCTGAACCTGCGAAGGTTAAAGTACCAGAGATAATTGGACCAGCACTAACACTCATCTCTGTCGTATCGACACCATACTGTCCAACAATCTGGCCAGCAATAAATGCATCGGCTGTTGTATTACCAAATAAAGCTGTTCTATTAGCAGTGTTTGGTGCTAGTTTAAATTGACCAGCAGCAGAAATTACCGAGTTTCCTGCAGCGTCTGTGTTTCCCCATAAAGGCATTTTTGTACTCCTTGATTTACGTTGTTATAGTTATTTATCTTTGTTAGAATGTAGCATATCAGCATGAAAAGCAGAATGTCTATGTTCAATTAATGGTTCATCAACTACTCTTATCTTCTTCATAGCCTGCTGCCTAGCCATGGATCGTATATCTTCCATGGTACGGACAGGTTCACCATCAGGATCTCTTACTACGGGATCACCCTGTATAATGATATTGGCAGCTGAAATTCCCATTACTTTCCTGTAATCATCTTGTGAACAGCCATAAGATTCTCATGTGACTTATGAATCTCATCATGGACATTCATTCTATGCTCTGGTTTCAATCTATCTGTAGCACTGAGAATAGTCTTTGCAACATGCTGAGGCACTGGATGCTTCTTACCATTCTTGAATGTTACATGGAATGGTTTCATATCCGAATCAGACGCTTTCTTTAACTGGACGTGAATATGTTGATCCGCTTCCATACCGTTATCCTCACCGTGCTCTTCATGATCTTCGGAATCATCATTACTACGAATAGACATCTTCTTAGGACGACCACGGGCTTCATCAAGACCAACTTCTTCCTTGACTTCGCTCTGCATATAGTCAGCCACTGTGCTAATATAGTCAGCGGATAAAGTAATTTTATTCTGTACCCATTCAGCCATGTTGGTATTATCTTTTAGCATGTCATGGACTTGTTGAGCATTGGCCATGATAGAACGTAACTGACTCTTAGCCATGTCACCTTCGTAGTCATATTCTCTAGGATCTTTGGCTTCTGTGAATCTAAGTAGTTTTGTTTCTGAACTCTTCGTCTGAGCATTCTTTGCTGTAGCTGCAATCTGCTTTAGACGCTTTTTGTTCTCTGTCTCATATCCCATGGCTTCCTTGATACCATCGTAAGGATTACCACCCATGAGTTTACGATGAGCCTTGTAGCGTTTACCACTGCTACTTAGTTTAAAATCGGAAGAGGCTACAACCCCTTCCTGTATTTGTTTAAGTGTTTTCATTAGAAGTCACTCCCTTGCATACCTTGACCACTAAAGCTATTTGATCTCTGTAGCGGTTTAGCTGCTGCAGCTTTCTTTGCCTTCTCTTCAGGAGTCTCACCAGCAGGAGCTGGAGCTGGAGTAGCTGCTGGAGCTGGAGCTGGAACAGCTGCAGCCATTGGCTTATTAGCAGTGGCCACTGGAGCTGGTGCAGGAGCAGGTGTTGCTGCAGGAGCTGCTGGTTTAGCTGCAGGAGCAGGTGCAGCTGGCTTCTCAGACTGAGAAGCCATGGCTGCATTAGATACACCTGATGTGTCACCCTGAACAAAAGCAGCTTGTTCTGGTGTTTTAGTGTCGATTGTACCTACATTGAAACCAAGACCCTGCCTAGCTCTTTCTCTCATTTTAGCTATCTGTGCATTCATTTTAGCATCTGCAGCTCTTGCCATCTCAATATCTCTTAATTCATTAACTGCCTTCTTACGCTTGGAGTGCATGTGCATTTCGGAAACAAGAATCTCTAGTTCAGCTGTTGGAACATACTTTTCAATACCATGTTCAAACATGACATCATACCAAGCAATGTGACCATCTTGATCTGGATCAGCATGTTGAGTAGTAACAGTACGGCCTTCACCAAACGATTCACTCTTTACATGAATAGCACATTGATGCTCGTAGCTGTTGCCTGGAGTGTCTTTATTCTCTTTAACAGATGTTTTTTTCTTGTTGTAGAGACCAAGTTTCATTTTCATCTTAGAAGACATCTCTTCTTCAACATCTATCGCCTTTTTACCCATCTTAACAGGGCTATTGCTTTTAACTACTCCACGAGCAACAAGAATATCACCATGAGTGATGCGTTTTGGATCTCCATGCTGTGCTGCCAGATCTTGCTCTTTATCATTACGAGGAATAGTACCTTCTTTCTTCTTCATAACTTCCATGATATCAGCAACTAGATCTTTTGATACACCAAAGGTCTTATTAACATAAGATTCTTCTGCAGTAACTTTACCGTTAACATTACCTTTGCCTCTGATCTTATTGATAAAATCACCAACCGAAGCATATGAACGATTCTCTGTATCTGGACCACCCATCACACCTTTTTGACGAACATATGTTCTACCATCTGTATCAGTTCTTGTATTACCTTTACCATATTTGGTATCAAGTTCTTTGTCTGCAGGACGACCAGTACTGTAGTCTTTATCGTTAGCCTTAGGTGTTTCAGCTTTTGGCTCTTCTGCTTTTGGTGTCTCTACTTTAGCAGCTTGTGGCTTGGACTCTTCATCGTCACTATTGTCATTGCCAAATGCTTTATTAACTGTATCACGAGTACTTGCTATTTGTTTAGCCATCGTATCTGCAGGCAGAATTGAAGCTCTCTTCGATGGTGTAGCCATTGCTCGAGCTCCACGATCATCTGGTTCTGCGTCTGGTTTTGATGACATCGAAGCCATTGCTCGTGCTCCACGGTCATCCGGCTCTGCACTTGTTTCTTTACCTTGAGCTTTTGCTAATGATGAAGCATCCATTGCTGCTGGCTTTGGAGCATCGTTAGATGTAGGAGCTGCAGCAGCTGGAGTTTCAGGTTTCTTAGCTGTAGTAGCGGCAGCAGTAGGCGCTTTGGTTGTACGTGGTTTAGGTATTGAGGCTGGAGAAGCTTTGTCACCTACAGGCTTAATATCAGAATCAGGAGTCTTCTCGTTACCTGGTTTAACACCATTATCACGAACTGCAACAGGAGCTGTTTGAGTTACATCATGTTTAGAATTCCACTTATCTTTCGAAACAGTCTTAGGTAAAGTATTTTGTTTACCCTGTGAGTAGCTACGCCATGATTGAGCTGCACCGCTCATCTTTGATCTGGCTTCAGCATCAACATCATCAGAGCTAGTTTGGGCTCCCCTACTACCCATTTCCATAATATTTTTGATTGATTCGTAAAGTGACTTCATTTTATTTCCTTTTTTAATTAATGTTAGTCTGCATCGATAATTTTAAGTTTTCTTTGTGCTTTTAGATTTCTGGATAAGACGAACTTAGAGCTATCGATGTCGCTATCCTTTGGTCCAATATTTGGAGATGTTGGGGGTGTTTGTAACCTCTTCATTATTTCTGGTGTTATCTTATCTACTGGTCCTGAGTCAGATTGTTCGTATGATTTAATATCATCCAAGTGGCCATCAAGGTATCCGAGTTTATCACTAACACCAATCCGATCACCTAGCATACGAATCTTCTCAACAATTTGACTTGCTTCTTTCGAGTCATCACTTGTTGATCGTTCTGCAGCCAGTGTATGCTTTTTGATACCAAACAACTGATCATGAAGAATAGCCATCTTCTCTGCCAAATCAGGATTAGCATCACGTGGTAGGTTTACAAATAACATCTGTGCCTTTGGGCACATTTCAAAATTCTTGGTACGATAGGTGCCAGCAGCAATTTGATCTGATTGATCTTTCTCTATCTTACTACGCTGCTCAAACAAACCCTTCCTGGATTTGCGAACAACATCCCTAATTCTGTTTTCTAGTGTAACGTACTTTTTCATTGTCTTCTCTTTAGTAGAGAGTTTAACATCCATGCATGCTTCTTATGGGCGTCATATCTATCTTGTATGAAATTAGAAAGTCCAATCTCATCAAATTCTTCTGCCAATTCGTATGCTTCTCTTAGAGAGGCTAACACTATCTGATTATCACCTGATAACGTATTAAACATCTCTCCAGCTGATGGAGCACCTGTACTATCGGCGATGCTTGATAATTCTTTAAATCTTGAAAATGATCCTGGAGCATATTCCCCAAGAGCTCTAATCTCTTCTGCAATCTTATCAACTGCTCCGTAGACTTCTTCATATAGGTTACCAAGGAATTCATGGTACTGAGGAAAGTCCGGACCTTCTACATTCCAATGAAACTGATGTGCTTTCAAATAGAAAGCAAAGCTATCAGCAAGTACAACTTTCATCTTTTCTGTTAATTGTTCTCTCATTACCATGCCTTACATGACCAATATCTTGGCGTTGTTTTATCAGATGCAGTATCGCAATTATGACGAGCTCTAAAGCTCTTGCGACGTGCAGGTATATGTTTCTTGATAGAAAGATTCTTATCTCCGAAGTTTACCTTCTGAGCCTTACCATCTCCATCAGGATCAACAAATACTTTAGACTTCTTAACATCACCAGCCATAGGCTTGTTAAGAGGTACTTTCTTACCTTGAAACTCAGCTTCTGTGATAAACTCTAAAAAACTTAGCATTGGTTATTTGCCTTTCTTTTGGCACGTAACATTCTTGCAAACGCTTCAACAGCTTCACCTGGAGTATCTTTTTTATATTTATTTGTTAGTTTATTTGTGCCTTCATCACCAGCACCATCTTCTTCCATGACAGAAGGATGTAACTGGAACCCACCTTGTATCTTCATACCTAAATCAGCTGCAGTATAAACTCCACTATAACCTGACGCACGATCAACTATGAAACTCTCATCAACAGACTCTTTTCTAACACCAGTTGCTTGCTTCTTTGTCTTTACTCTATCCTGATAAGACTTCTCATCAAACGGTCTATAATCAGCTGCGGCTGCTACAACAGTATTTGCTGCTGATTCAAGTGATTTTCTTGCTGCAGCACCAGCATTAACAATCTTATCTGCTAATGAAGGTTCAGAACCTTCTGTATACAGATGACCGTACTTCTTTTCATGATCCTCACGCTGCTTCTTCTGCTTAGCAATTAGATTAAGTAAGCGGTCAGCACCTTTATCAGCATCGTACCCATGTTTCTTTAAACTATCTTTAAATTTATCACGTGGTGACTTTGGTTGTACTGCTTCCTGAGCATCAATGAAGTTTTGTTTTGTTGGAGCACCTTCTGAACCAGGCTTTCTCATCTTCTCACCAGATCCACGAGCAATACGCTTACGCTTAGCGTGAATGTTATCCCACAGTCCAGCTTCTGCTAAATGAGAGTTAACTCTCTGCATTGCAAACTGATGTGCTGTGGCATTATTTCTACCATCATAGTCAGCTAGACCTTGTTCAAAAATATCTTTGACTTCTTCAAAAGTAACTCCATACTTTTCTGCTTTCTTAGCAAGAGCAGTATTAGCCTTCTCTTGTAAATATGCTCCGTGATCCCATTCTCTATGAGATACAATGGTAGTAGCTGCGTTCGGAGTCTTTGTCTTGTATGTTTGAGGAATAATAATAGAAGAGGATGTATTAGCAGTAGGAGTCTGCTTAGCTGGCATTGAACCTACTTTGGTGTAGGTTGCTATCTGCGACTTACCTTTGTTCTTTCTATTAAAGTCACCAATCTTCTGATTAACAGTCTTCTTGATGTCACCAAGAGCATTAGCTTTGTCTTGATCAGCCTTCTGTTGATCTTTTGGATTCAAAGACTGCTTTGCTTTTGCTATTGAAATCTTTCCTAACTCAGTCTTTTGTTTAGACTGGATGACAGCCTGCTTTTGAAGTTCTTTTTGATTCTTAGATAGCTCCGGAGCTTTAGTGCTACCAGATGACTTAGAATCTGATTCAGGAGGTTTTCCTATTGTTGATAGTTTCTTAGCAGCAAGTCCAGCGCCAATCAGCGTAGAACCAAGAGCTCCTCTGGGAGTTGACATGGTATGAGCTAAAGCACCAGCTGCCAATCCTGCCTTAGCTATGTTACCAGCTACACGGAAAGGAGCACCTGCTATAGACTTCAAGTTTTGGCCAATAGTGGCCTCATACATTGAGAAGAAGTTGTTTAGATCTTCAACGGTAAGCTGTTCACCAATTAAATTACTATAAATTGGAATATATTCTGAATTGATATTTCTCGCAGCACTGTATACACCTTTTGTGGATCTACCTGTCTGAACCGCATACAATCTCTTCTGCTCACCTTTTCTAACTGTTGGCATCATTCTACGAGCCATGTTTCTAATCTGAGCTTCACGACCCTTCAAACGGTTATCAATATTAATCTTTTCTGCAGCAGATAACGAATTATATTTTACACCGCGTGCACCAGCAATCCTTCTTCTGAGATTCTGTTTAGCCATTCTCATAGCTCTCTGCTTCAACTTTTCGTTCGATGCAAGTCTAGTTCTAAGAATCTTACGCTTCATCTTCATCTTTGGCATTCTACGTCTTAGAGCCATAGCACGCTTACGACGCTGAATAAGATTTACAGTGCGTTCAATTAGAGTTTGTTCTGTCTGAAACTTCGTTGGTTTTTCTTCTGGATTAACGACAATTTTATCAAGTCTGCTACCAGTCAACGAAGCTAATCCCTGCTGAGCACGCAATTGTTGCTGCTGCTGTTGTATTTGCTCAGGAGTAAGAGGAGCTGGTTGCGCAGGCGCAACTCCAGCTGGAGGTGGGGGTGGTGGCAAGGCTTGCTCGCCGAATTCTTTAAATGTAATCATGTTTTCTTCCGCAGGTTTACCTAGGCCTTACTGCCGGGACTTACTATTTATAAATTACACTACTGCAAACAGCTTGTCGGCATGGCCGAAATGTCCTTGTATATTCTTATAACCAAGAGGGTCTAATAACATACTTATCTCTTTGCTAACCGTCTCCATCGTAATTACAGGTAGAAATCGAGAAATAGTATCCATTCCCCCAGCAATCACATTTGGTTCATATCCTTCACAGTCTAAACTAATATAATCACACTGCTCTAGTGCTAGTTGGTCAATCGTAAAAGTTGGGATAAAAGTATCGCCTTTATCAGATACTCTATGAGCACCAACGTTTCTCATATCATTTCTATACATACTTAATAATTTATTAGTCTCACCGAGTGCAGCATTGATCTTATAGATATTGTCTTTTTGACAATTGTGAGCTAGACAATGGAAGTTAAGTGGGTCTGGTTCGAATGTATATACTCGTTTGAACATATCAGAAAGTAGTCTTGGGTACATTCCACAATTACCACCAGCTTGAATACAAACCTCAAACTTCTTAACATGATTAAGGATTCCTTGCTTGAGTGGTCCCCAGTCAGATTTAGGACCATCCCATGCTCCACTATCCTCTGTTATCCAGAGCCAGTTTCTTATTCCTTCTATTTCATCATCTTTAATAGATACTAACTCACTGTAATCCACTATTCAACTCCCATTCCAGATCTAACGTCTTTGTATATCTCTCTCGAGTGTGATTCATTCTTCTTGATCTTACTTGGAAGACCAGCTTTGAATTTACCGTAGTTACCACCTGATGCATGATTACGCATATCTGTACCACTAACACCAGCTTTACGTTCACCAGTATTTGCTACAGAAATTGAATCAAAATGATACTCACCATGTGGCTTACCTTTCACTCCATTATACTTATGGAGTAAAGTCTTATACTCTTCTGCTCTATCACTACCACCAGCAATCACTAAATGCTTGGCACCGGTCTTAGCAATCTCTGCTGCATGATGCATAATAGTAGGGTGTGCTTTAGAAGCTGTAGAGATAGTTGTATTATCAAGATGTCCAAAAGCACGTTGTAGATGCTTTTGTTTTTGTTCTGGAGATAGTGGATTCTTCTTGGCATCATGAGATCCACTTGCTACTACGTGAAGCTGAGCATTATGTTTAGTTGCAAGATCATGAGCAGCATTTACATTCTCTTCATGACCACTGGTGATAGGATTCATTCTACCAAATAGTAGAACAGCGGACTTAGCCTTTTCTTCTAATAGAAAACTTATAAATGATTTCATCTGCTTGTCGTCTTTGATATTCCATCGCCCTCAACATGGTGAGCATGGAATGATGTGTTTGGATGCTGATCCTTCAACCCTAAGAAGGAGTGCAGGTTTGTTTTACTATCATCGTACATATGAACATCCTTATACTTATGCTTGGCAACATAACCATGAATCACTTTAGCTTTTTTCTCAGCAGGTAAAGTATCTTGATTTATATTACCAGCTCTAATCACATGGATGTTCTTCATATTGATACCATGCTTCTTAAATGTATGTAAGAATTTATTCTTATTATCAAAGTTAGCACGTGCAGTGTTGAAGATAACATGATTGTGAGGATTAGCTGATACTCTCTTTAGGTGATTAACCATATTTGGCATCGGCTTTGATTCTTTATTAAACTTCTCAGCATTTCTAAACTCACCAAAGTCATAGCTATGACCTTTTGGAAGTTTGTGGTTATTAAACTCTTGATTACTCAAAGTCTTAACTACTTTACCTTGTGGATCTTTTACATGGATCTGAGCCGTAGTGTGCATTAATGTATCGTCAATGTCAAAAATGTGAAGAGACTTCTTCTGCGTAGTACCTTCTGATATAAATTCTTTAAAGCCGATCATTATTGTCTCGCTGCAAAGTTTTGTCTACTAAATTCTGCTCTATCAACAACCTTAGTTGGTCTATTATTTATTACTGCAACATATCCCTCTGGTTTAGAAGGCTGGCCATTAATTGTTGTATTGAACATAGGACTAGCTGCCATAGCATGATTATGCACATCCTTGGCCTGCTGTAGGTGATGATGAATTTGAAATACTTTATCGATAGTATCAGAGTGACCTCTAAGAGTACCAAGTTGGTTATTCATTGCCAGAGTCTTACGATCAATAGCTCCTTGCGTCTTTACCTTGGCTATTTCTTTTTGATGCTGACTTTGTACATGATCATATAGATCAGTAGCATTAGGAGTAGTGCCATCTCTAACTGTCTTGTTAATATATGTCTTAATATGATCTAGGTGAGGTTCCACCTTCTTGTAATCCTCTGGCTTCATACTTCTATGAAGCTCATCTGCCTGAGCCATGTGTTCTTGAAAGTCTGCCTGACGAGCGGGGTTGTAATCTGCCTTCGTCGAATCAAACTTATTGTTAATTACATGCACATCCGGATGTTCATTAAAGTGTGAAAGATCAGGATCGTAGTCTGCTTTCATTGTTTCAAAGTTACCACCCTTGTACCCAGTATGAACTGCAATACCAAATTGAGATTGAGCTACTTTCTGACCTTCTTCTGAATTAGCAGGTGCATGATACTCAACTAGGTTTGGTTTAAAGCTATGAACTTTACCATTAGTATTTACATCACCGTGTGGATTGGTATCAGAGTTGATACCAGCATGCATTACATCACCCTGAAATATTCCTGTCTTAGGAGTTACCTTTGGGAGATGATATAGTGCAAGATTTAACTTGTTGACAAGACCTGGAGCATGTCCATGATTCTTTTGAACATCATCGTAATCATAATTTAACTTAGGCTCTTTGTTGAAAGCTGATTTGGTAGCAACAAAGAACTGACCTGTTGCTGGATGATGACCAAATACAATAGAAGGACTTCCATCCATCTTTTCATACAAAGCTGCACCACCCTTTTGACCTGTTAGTGTTTTATGTACTGCATTCAATGTATTCTTTGCATGCTGATATCCTTCAGCACCAGCATTAAGTACATGATCTTCTGCATGCTCAAGGTGAGTCAGCTTCTCTTCGTTAGCAGCTGATTCTTTCAGCAATGTGAATATATGACGCATTTAGTGTCCTAAGGTCTTTTTAAATGATTCTAGATGCTCATCATTATCAAGGTTTACATGGCTTGGAGCAAGACCTGCTTTACCTGCAGGTTGGAACATTACTGTACGATGGGATGGGTTGTCGGTCTTTTGACGTACAGTCCACTTTCCTTTTC